TCTGTGGTTATCATAATTTATCCTTTCTTTCTTCTCTTTCTTAATTGTTTAACTACTTTAGAAACTGGAAATCTTCTAATAACATTCTTTGTCATTAAAGGAACATATGCATCAATACCTGTTGTAGTTCCTGGTCCCATTGCAGCCGAAGCAGAAGACAATTGAGTTCCAGTTACACCTTGTACTTCTTCCTCAATCCTTTGAAGAAGTGCAGATAATACTGCGAATGCTTTATCTTGTAACTCTGATTCATAACTTTCACTTACTGTCTTTAAATTACGACTCATAGCCAATGAACGAAGTCTTTGATAGAGAATTGAATCTGTTGTACAAATATTAATTAAATTTGTCAATAGTGTAAGCAACTCTCTACGAATTCTTGAATTTGCACTTCTCAGGAACGGATATCTGAGATTAAACATTGTGTATTGTGCTTTTTGTGCATTCTCACCTGCTAATAAAAGTAGATTATAAAACTTTCGTGGTAAAACAAGAGCACCCTTGTTCTGCTCCATGTCCATCATTTCCTGATCTGCTTTTATTTGTTTAGGTATTTTCAATCTCCACTTCCTGTCTTTTTCTTATAACACCTAACCACTGCTGCTGAAGCATACGCAGATGGCCAAACTTTGAATCTTGATTTTACACTTGCTTTACATGCAGCATGTGCTTCTTTATTTCTTGGATTCCACTTTTCACAAATAAAGTTTGATAGAGCATTTGTGTAGTTCTCTTTCAATCCTTTTTGTTTTCCTGGTCTATATTTGCCCTTTTCAGAACTCCAAGTCTTACCAGTTTTGTGGCTGCTAAACTGTTGACCTTTTTTATGTGCTTTTTGTTTTAGACGCACTGCCTTTTTCTTTTGTTTATCGGACATCTCACCCCATGTTTGAGGAGTCTTACTTGAGACTCTACTAGCAGGACGGCACTTCACACGACCACGACCCTTATAGGAACCGCATTCGCTTCCATCCTGTGCTGTCCACTTCTCTTTGAACCAGCGATCTAAACTTTCTTTTAATTTATTAATTTTCATATTTCTCTCAATTTATTTATTATTCTTCTGTCCAATGGAATATTTATAAGATCCGCCTCTGGTATACTCTCTGGCAAAGTATTTAGGAAAACGATGAAAGTTTTCAAATAAGGATGTAAATCCTTCTCTATTCTGCTAAAAAGCAATCTTGTGGCGGAAATAATATCAAAAACATTGTAAAAAATAATAATATGATTGAGAATTAGTCGTTCTCTCAACTGTCCAGATGACTTGTATTTTCTGAATAATCTTTTTAAATATTTAACACGATTCATATCCTCATGGAACTCGGATATGTTCTTGCATTGAGGATTATTATACATCTTCATGGCAAACATCATATAATTATCATCATCAAGAATGTCAAATTTCATAATAAACTACTTTTTTGTATTTTTAGTATCTTTTTTCTTATCTTCTTTCGGTTTAAGGTATTTATTCTTAATTCTTTTAAGATCTTTGTGCTTCAATACTTTTCTCCTTAACAATTCCATTTACGAAGTGATTTGTTAATTCTTGAATTTGGATCTCTTGCAGTTTTTGCAGAAGTTAATTTTGCCTTCATACCTTTCATTCTTCTACAGAAAGACAATCTTCTTTTTGCTTTTTTGGATCCCTTCTTAAGCTTAGAAGGATGTGTTGTTACCGCTGTTTGTAATTTTGATCCTGGGTTTTCTCTTCTATAGGATTCAACACCTTTTTTATTTAAACCACCCTCTGGATTCTTTCCTTCTTTTTTTGTCCATGCAGCACCTTCTGTAACTGCTCTGATTGTATCTCTAATCTGAGAAGCACGAGCAGATAATCTTCCCTCTTGGTCTATCTTGGCAATCTTACCTTCTTGTCTTTTGATAAACTTTTTTCTTTGCTCGGGAGTTAGAACACCAGCCTTGTGTCTACGAATTGTTGCCTTGGTGCTCTCTTTTAGGAAATCGAAATAGTTTTTCATGGGTTATACCTTTGGTAGTGGAGGAATTCCTGGTAATGATTTTTTCTGTGTAATTGGTTCTGGATTTGGTCTTGATGCTTTATCTTTTTTGAGTAATCTTGGTTCAAGATACTTTGTTGCACCTTCATCTGCTTCTCTTATATTATTATTTCTACTTCTATTATAAGATCTAGAAACAACTCTCACATTACCATTACCATTTGAACCACCCTTTGACAACGGTTTCTTATGATCTACATCCTTACCTTTCAAAAGTCCCTGACCAATCTTGATCAATTGATCTCTTGTTTTATTTGCAGCCTTTGAACCTAATTTTCTTTTTGCTGCACGAACTGCTGCTCTTCTTCTTGCAGTCCATCTCTCACCACGCTCTTTAATTGCTTTTGGTGATGATTGATGTTCTCTATATTCTTTTGAATAATATTCTCTCGTTTTTTCTCTTGCAGTTCTTGGTCTTGCTTCTGCAATATATGATAAAACCATTTCAACAATTTTCTTTTTTGTTTTCTTTACTGGTGGTTTTACTGGTTTTCTTAGTCTACCATATAATTGTTTAACTGCTTTTTCAGGGGCATTTGCAGGCATAATTTTTCTAAATGATCCATAATCACCAGTAGCAGCGTGTTTTCTGGCAGCAGTACCACTTACTTCCATTCCTTCAACATCCATTCTTTGTTTACCGGGGGATACTACTTCGAATGATTTGAAGTGTTTTGCATAAGGTGCCATTTTTTCTTGGAATTCTTTTTGTCTATCTGCACCAACAACCATCTTTACATGTTGAAACCCTTGACCTTTCAAATGTTCAATTGCATGAAACGGACTTGCGACTTTTTCGTGGTGTTGAACATTTGCACCTGGGAAGAATGCTCTCATTGTTTCCACTTTTTCATGTGGGTGAAGAGGATTCTTTTCTCTTACTGCCTTTACTTTGTGAGTAGGACCACTTCCTGAAGTATAAACAACATGATGAGCACCAGTTTGTCCAGCAGTGTCCATAACATGCTGAATTATGTGACCGTGACCTGCTGTTGGGGGTTGGTTTCTGCCAAAAGAAAACACAACTGAATCATTTTTGTTTTTTGCTTCTGAAATGTAATCTTTAAACTGTTTCATCTTTAGTTGGTTGTTCTGCTATTTGTTCGGTTTCTTGTTTTTGAACTGGTTTCTTTGGTGCTGATTTCTTTGGTGCTGGTTTTTTTGTTTCTTCTTGCACTTTTACTTCTTCAACTTTTGGTTGTTCTGGTAATTTAGCAAATTGAATTGTTGGAACTTGTTTATTTTTTGCTTCTTTTATCTTTTGCATTAACCAAAAACCACTAATTGGACCAACTTCATCTATTTCTGAGTTTGCTTTCCAGTACCATCTTCCCATTTTTCTTATATAAAACCCACCATATAATTCTTTATATTGTGTCATTAATATAGACTTGTTCATTTTCCACCTTTACCTTTGCCGCAACCGCAGCCTTTCTTTTTTGATTGTGTCTTTCTAATTTCTCTTCTTTTTGTCATTTTATCCTCCATTATTTATTCTTTTTAATTTGTAAATGAACGACTCAGAAACCGTTTCTTTTGGTTCTTCTTTCTTTTTTGTATCCCACTTCTTTGGTAGAGTAAAGTTTGCTCTTGAGAAGTCTTCTCTGTCTACCATCTTGTAACCAACTCCTGACTTCTTTCTTACTGCAACATATCCTTCAGGATGGGTTGGTCGTAATTCACCAGTATCTGCATCTTCTAAGTGTGTTCCTAGACCCTTTGCTCTTCTAAATTTATCTACTAAATGTAATTTAGCCTTTGCTAGAGCAGAATGAGCATTAAAAAGTGAATCATATGCTTCAGCATTGTCCTCTATGTGTTGAAGAACTGGTCTTGATTGTTCTTCATGTTTTTTTCTACCTTTTTCGGATTTTAATTTTGTTCTTTCTGCTTCGAATCTATTTCTAAGGTAGTTATGGAATCCTTTTGCAGATCCTCTTGGTGTTCCATTTCTGACATTAAAATTTGTATATGTCTTCAAATGAGCAGCGTACTCTGGACTTGATGACACATGATCCATTAAATCACCAGAAGTTTCCAAATGTTCCATAGCACCTGCTAAATGCTGAAGTGTTCCGAAATGATCTTTTTCAGACATGTCCATACCATCTTCTTCATCGTGCATTCTTGCATTTTTAAAGTAAACATCTGGATGTCCTTTAAAATGTGATAGATCAGGATCAAATCTTGCCTTCATATTTGCAAGAGAATCACCTTCATATCCAGTGTGAACAACTATTCCTAGTTTTGAACCCATTATTTTCTTTGATTCATCAGAATCTAATGGAGAAGAGTATGTAATTGTATTTGGTCTGAATGTTACATGTTCTTTATTTCCGATCTTTCTCATTTGAAGATCTTCTGGTGTGAACATTAAATCGCCTTGATAAACACCCTTCATCTCTCCCAATTTTGGAAGATGTTCAAGTGCTGCTTTTAGTTTTGCTTGTAGTTGAGGACTATCTGGATAATTATCCTCAACATCCTCCATACTATAGTTTACTTTTGGAGTAACATTAAATGCACCTTTGGTAGCAACAAAGAACATTCCTGTCTCTGGATGTCTACCAAATACAACTGCTGGAGCACCATCATACTTTGTTGTTACAAAGAAATCTTTACCACCTTTGCCAGTCATTCCATGAGAAAGTCCATGAAGATAATCTAGAGCAGTTTTAAATCCTTTTCTACCATGATCGAAGATTGAATCTTCTAGATGTTCCATGTGGATATTTTTTCCACCTGCTGCTTCTTTTAAAAGTTGTAAAAATTTTTGTTTCATGTTAATATTGATAAGTATGATGCCGCAGTTCCTGCGGAATTAGAAATAGAATTTACATTTTTAATTGATAATGGTAATAAAATTGATGTATATGGAACGAATCCACTTCCTAATGGTAAATCAATATCTATTGTATTTTCATTTTTTAGTGTAACATTTATTCTTACATATCTACCAGCAGCACCGGCGGCTCCTGCTTGGGTATAAAGGAGTCCTCTTCCACCACTAGTGGTGTCAGAAACTACGCTGTTACTATTAACAACTGTATCATTTATATTATCGTATGATGGTGGTTTACTTGTTTTCATGATAGTCCATATAAACTTAAAAATGATGATCCAGAGGTTACAGAATATGTTTTAACTTGAATCGGAAGAATGAATGATTTATCTTCTGTTATTGACGATGCCCATGTGAAAGTTGTAGTTGAATCTAAATTTGTAAATGTGATACTGACAGAACCACTAACAGAAATTAATAGTGCTCTGTGAGGAGGTAAATTTTGTCCTTCTGGTTGACTTATTACTCTACTATCATTAGGAGGTGAATTGTTATTACCAACAGAAATTGGAAATATTTTATCATAACCAGAATGTTGGCTTGTTTTAATTGGCATTTATAATAATCCGTAAATGAAAATACCAGTTGTTGATGATGCTGAATATTGTTTTATTTGTAATGGTAAAACTATTGAAATATTAGCAGGAAAATAAGTGGCACATGATGTACCATCTAAATTTGTAAATGTTATAGTTGTTGCTGAACTAGTAGATACAAATAATCCACGGTGTGCAGGAATTAAAGTATCAACTGCTATATCAATAGTTGTTCCCCGTCTTATTGGGAAAATACTGTCATAACTTGGGGGGTTGCTTGTTCTTATACCCATTCTTTACCTCATTTTGTTAAATGTCCGAGATAAAGTTATTTATAATCCAGCCAACGCTCCCAAAGTTTATTCTTGTGTTCGTCTAGGAGGACGATATGGACGACATCCTTGCCTGGTGCTTGTGGCTGCTTCAGCAACTTCATATTCGCTTCAGAGGGGGTTCTATTCCCTTTACGAAGGTTACAGGGGTGACAGGAAGCAACCAGATTAGTCCAACTATTACCACCGCCCCTGCTTTTTGGTAAAACATGGTCAACT